TACATCTAGTGTGGCTGTGGTTGTTAAAATATTAGCAAAACGAAGACCTACTACAGCATCATCACTATCAGCTGTAACTATAGTAGTAGCAGAGTTTGTAATTCTCTGTCCATTTGATTCAAAGTCTTGTGCCATTTGTTTACTCCTTAGTTATTATATTATATCATATTTATTAGTATTTGTCAACTCTTTTTTTTTAAAGAGCTATCGCCATAGCTACCGCAAATCCTGCAGATGCTTTAGCATTTAATTGTGTTTGTATATTAGATGTTACACCATCTGTATGGTTAAGTTCTGCTGTTGAAGCTGTTATACCATCCATAGTATTAAGCTCAGATGTACTAGCAGTAACTCCATCTAAGATATTAAGTTCAGTAGTTGTAACTGAAGCACCATCTAGTATTTCTAATTCTGTTTCTGTTATTGCAGCTGAGCCTATAGTAAATCCAGTTGCTGTGACTACTCCTGATACTGTTGCACCAGCAGCAGTTGTTTCTATTTTTTTAGAGTTGTCATGATATAGTTCTACAGCACCATTAGGAACAAACTTAGCCATATCTTCACCACCAGCAGTAAGGTCAATACCACCACCATTTGATGTAATTTTTAAATTACCTGTTCCATTATCATCAATAAAAGAATGATTACCATCATGATAAATTTGTAAATCGTCACCAGCACCAAAACTTAATCTATCATCAAAAGCTCCACCACTATCACCGAATACAATATTTTTTGTATTAACATCTAAATTACCACCAAGTTGTGGTGATGTATCATTAACGACATCAATAGCAGCATCAATGTATGTATTTAATTGAGAAGCATTTACATACTTAGTTGTTCCATTATCATCAACAATAAGTTTATCTGAATCAGCTATAGTAATTGAAGTACCATCTGTTGCACCATCAACTTGAATAGCTGCAGCTGAAACTTTATCTGCAGTAGATATAGTAGCTAATTTACTATCAGCAATAGAACCTGCTAACATTGTATTTGATACTGAACCAGTATCTCCTGTACCTACTAATGTACCAGAAGCTACAGGTAATACTAAAACAGCACTACTACCTGCTGAGTGAGGTTGTGCTTGAAGTGTTTGTGCGTGAGCATTATTAACTTCACAATAAAATTTAACTTTAGATACAACACCTGTACTAGACCTAATATCAATATTACCATCTGTTACTGCAACACCACCTGTACTACCATTACCATCTAATAAAACTTTACCAGAACCATTTGGTAAAAGAGATATATTTGCATTTGATGCAGATACAATGTCATTACCATTAACATTTAAATCTCCACCAAGTTCAGGACTTGTGTCTGCAACAACATCACTTAAACCTCCAACACTACTAAAGATACTTGCAATAGAAACTTTTTTAAGAGCACTAGCAGAGTCATCATGTAAAAGTAAAACATCAGCACTACTATCAATACCACTTGTAATAGCTGTTTGTCCACTAATAACATTAGCATTAACCATTGCAGTTTCTACTGCATTACTTTGAATTGTAGAAGAACCTGTTACATTTCCTGAACCATCAAAACTAGCAGATGTCCAAACAACATCTCCTGTCATTCCAATAGTTCTACCAGTTGCTAAAGCTGTAGCACTAGAAGCAAGATTAACTGTAGTTCCTGCAATAACTGAACTTAAAGCTGTACCATTAACTGTAATTGCGTCTGCTTCTAAAGTTCCATCAATATCAGCATCTCCTGATATATCTAATTCAGTACCAATTAATTTTGCTATTTGTAAATCTTCATGTGATGAACCAAGTTTTAATTCAAACTTAGGACCTGTAGTATTATATGTAAATGTAGCATCGTCACCTGAACCACCTTCAATAGTTATACCAGCTCCGTTAATTACAGCAGATGTACTATTACCTGTATCTAATACAATATTATGGTCATTTAAATTTACAGTAGTTGAGTTTACTGTAGTTGTTGTACCACTGACTGTTAAGTCTCCTGTAACAGTTAAGTTATCATTTACTGTTACTTCAGAAGTTGTATGTCCAATAGATATTGGAACACCTGAAGTAGCTGTACCAATTGTAATACCATTAGATGTATTAGAGTTATCTATGTTTAAAGTAGATGTACTATCTAATGAAATGTTTGAACCATCTACTACTAGTGTTCCGTCAATATCTGTATTATCTAAATTAGAAGTTCCATCTACATCAATATCTCCATCTATATCAGTATTACCTGATATATCTAAAGTAGCTGCATCAAGTTCACCACTAATAGTAATATTTCTACCACCAGTTATATCTTTATTAGAATCAGTTATAATAGCTTTACTAGCAATAACTGTTCCATTAGTTATTCCATCAATAAGATTTATATCAGCAGTACTTGCAGTAACACCATCAAGTATATTTAATTCTGCAGTACTAGCTGTTACTCCATCAAGTTTATTTAACTCTGCAGCTGTAGCTGAAATAGCTGTACCATTAAAATTAATTTCATCTAAATAAGCAACACCATCAATATAAATATCTTTCCATTCTTGAGAAGATGAACCTAAATCAAAACTATTATCAGTATTAGGTATAATACTAGAATTAACATCTGCACCAAAAACTACGTTATCAGTAGCAGCATCTCCTAAAGTTTGTGTACCACCATTAAAAGTTGTATTTCCAGTAACAGTTAAGTTACCACCAACTGCTACATTACCTGTAGTAGTAATAGCATCAATAAATGCATTTTTAAAATAAAGAGAAGAAGTACCAAGGTCAACATCACTGTCTGTAACTGGAGCAATTACTCCATCAGCAATAAATGCTTGTTGAACTGCAGATGAAGAAACATCTACATAGAATTCAATGTGGTCATTTGAAGAGTCAATTAAAATTTTATTAAGAGGAGTAGCTACACCAGCGTCACCTAAAACACCTATGACTGGACCTTCACCAGTTGTTCCATCATGTTTGTGTCCACTTGTATTGACAAAGGCAGCTGCCAATGCATCATATTCATTGTTAAACAATGATGCACTAATAGTATCTCCATCTGTAAATGTGCTTTGTCTTGAGTATGCCGCCATATTTAAATCCTTCCTCCTGGGATATAGTCTACGTAAAATCCTGAAACAGTATAAGAAGAGCCTGTTCCGTTACTAGAAACTCTAAAGTTATTTGTAAATCCACTACCTGTTAAATTTATCTTTTGTTGTGGAAATAAAGTTTGTCCAAAAACCGCTTGTGCAAATACTGCTGTACCGAATACTGCTGGACTTGCTAATGAACCAATAGCTAATTCACTTGGTTGTGGAACGTTGTTATCATCAAAATCATATCTACATAAAACTTTTAAATTATCATTAGAACCTTCTGCTCTAATACTTGTTTTAATATAATATAAAGTTTTACGAACACCAGAATCTCCGTAATCTAAATCTGGTGTTTTATACTCACATGCAATATTACTACCATCAAAACTAGTTCCAGTATCGTGATTGTAAACTCTACCATCTGTAGTTGCATGATAGTAAACTTCGTCGTTGTTCTCATCAAAACCTGAATGTGTTATACGAGCAGGTATTCCCGTAGTTTGACTCCACTCATATAATGGAACACCTTGTGATGATATTTTAAATGTTCCAAGTATTCCTTTTTGTTGTGGGTCTGCTGTACCATTTTTAAAATAAAATAATCTGTATTGACTTTTTTCTCTAATAACCATACTTGAAAAAGTTATAGTAGATAAGTTAGGAAAAATTTCATCTCTAAATACAGGTAAAATTTTTCTACTAATAGAACCTAATTCTATATCATCAATACGAGCTGTACCAGCAATAGTTCTTAAACCATCTGGAGATAAAAATATTAAATCTCCACCAATCTCTTGTATAGTTCTGCCACTTATGCAACCAATGTTTTTAGTTACCGATGACAAAACTGGTGTACCATCTAAACCTGATAATTGATAAATACTATTTTTACAAAATACAATTAATTTGTTACGAAAAGATTTTATTCCAACTATCTGGTCTCCTACATCTACTGTACCTGCAGATGAACCTGTAAAATTTTCTGGTGTTAATCTTGTACTATAAGCAACTTGTTGTGGATTACTTGACTGTCCTGCAACAACTAATCTCTCACTAAATATAGTTACTAGTTCTGGGTCTGTAGGAGCTGACCTATTTAATTCTTTAAATGAAAAAGTATGTACTCCTGCATTTGTAATTTCTATTGTAAGTTCACCAACTTTGTTAATACCGTCTGCTATGTAAAGTTTACCATATTGTTTATTACTTTCATAAACAGCAAACTCACAAAGACTTTGAGAACCTCTTGATATTGCACTTGCACTATTTAATTGAGAAATAGTAGAACCATTCTTTTTTATAGTTTGACTAGATGCACTTGATTGAAAGTTACCATCTGCTGCCATTGAAGTATCATTAGCAATACTTAATACTAAAAATTGTTCACCATTAATTAGTATATCATCACCAACTGCAAACTCTGTTGTAAAAGATGTACCACTTCCTGTTATTGTTGCACTTCCAGAAGTTACTGCAACTGTTCCAGTTTTAGCTTGATAAGTATCTTTATTTACTTGTGTCCATGTAGTACCATCTGCACTATAAAAAATATTACTAGAGGCACAAGCTACTACACCTTTTGCATATCTAAATAATCCTTCTATTTGGTCAGTAGTACCTGTTACTTGACTATTACCAAACTTACTAAATCCACTTATTCGTCGATAACCACCGTGTATAGAAGACTCAAAGTTATTTAATCTTTGTGCTACTCCTGGTGTTCTAAATAACAAGGCTGTGCTAGATACTAAATCTAATCCGCCCTCACAGTTTATTGAAATGCCTTGTTCTGCCATACTTTAAAAAATCTTTTAATTACTTCTTTTTTATTTACCTTAATCCAAGTAGGTGGTAACTTTACATGTTTCTTTTTCTTAGACATAAACACTTCTTCTATCATCCATTGCAACTGGGAATGGTTCAAGAAGTTGTTCTCTCATAGTGCGTAATCCTTTTTGAAACTCTACTTCAGATAATTGTGCTTGAGACATATTATCTTTAAATTGATGTACATAGTATCTAGCTCGTGCTAGTAAAACTGATGTGTATTGTTTTGGAAATACTACTGTATCTCCATGAGCAGTTAATTCTGTAGGTTGTGAATAAGCATAAAAATATACTTTATAAACACCATCAGGTATTGGAGAAAAACCTATCTTATCATTTGCTGGTGCTCTAATAACTCTTCTTGGTATTCCATAAGATTGTGTATCACTTTTATCTTTAGCTTCTTGAACTCCGTACAATCTTTGCCAGTTAGATAATGATATAGGTTGTAGTTTAAATATTTCAAATGGAGCTGTTTTACCAGATACTCCTTCTTCTGTTATAACTATATTATCATAGTCAATAAAACTATATTGATTTAAAAGTGTTTGAGCTGTTCTTAAATCATACCATCTAGTTCCTGCAACAGTATCTATATTTGCATTACCATAATAATCGTTAAGTGGGTCTCCTACAGCTAAAAAATTCCATTTATCTTCTGCATTACATATATCGTAATAAGCTCTATTTATAGTATCTTTAATAAATTTTTGTATACCTAAAGCACTAGTAAAAGTTGAAGAAGTTAATTCAACTTCATTAAGTTCTCTTAGTATAGTATTACATAAATCTAAGTACGTTCTAAACGGAGCAGCCATTTAAATTCCTTTTATGATAAATTAAGTTTTAATTTACTAATAGGCATATCAGGATACATACTAGTATCTCCTTTTGTACCCATTTCACTTTTATCACAATCTCTTCTTAAATCTACTTTACCATATTGTTTTGGATATTTATCTTTTCCATGGTCAACAGAGTTTACATTATTACCTTCCATAACTGATGGTTGGTGTCTTGCAATAACATCTTCGTAATTAATACCGTTTTTAACTTGTCCCATAATATTGTCCTTTTATAAAAAAGCAGGGATGAACTTAATCACCCCTGCAATTTGGTTTAGTCTATAGCGTAGACAGCTTTTATAATAGCGTCATCTCTAAGAACTTGTCTTCCGTAAACATGAAGACCTCTAACGATATCACCAAAACTATTAGTGTCTCTTAAAGTCTCAATATTTAGGATTGACTGAGCAGTAGCCGTAGAAGACATGTGTCCTCCTAAGCATTGGCCAGTTGAGTTTGTACCGCTAACTGCAGGTACATTAGAAGATTTGTATAAAGAAAATCCTCTGATTTGACCAGAAGCTACTAATCCGTTTCTTACACCACCGTCACCTTGGTTAAAGTCAGATGACATTAGTTTTGAATCGGTGTCAGCTAGTTCTTCATAGAACTCTGGTTTTGCAACGAACCACCGTCCTTCTTCAGGAACTTGTGAGTCATCTAAAAGTCTAGCCATTCTAGCCATGATTTTTAAAGGACTTAGCTCAGAACTTCCGTTACCCATATCTAATGGGTCATTAGTTCCAAAGCTAGTTGATACAGCACCATTTCCATCACCCCCTAGGCGATGGTCTGGGCTTGACGTAGACACACCTGCAAACATTGTACTTAGTACTTCTGAATCCATTGTATCTTTTAGTGTATATGCCGCACTTGAAGCACCTACTGATGCGAAGTTGATATGAGAAAGTCTTTCCTCAATGTCATCAACAATAAACTTAAATGAGTTTGCTTTGTCAATAACAAGTGTCAACTCTTGGTCAGTTAGGAACTGAGTTGCCGTAGAAGCTGCACGAGTGTATGCTGCGACAGTGATAGTCGGCTCTTTAATGATATTTACGGTATCACCAAAAGCAGAAATCTCACCTGCATAGTCTGTGTTTGTAATAGCTTCAATTACAGATGATTTTCTAAAGAAGTTTTGAATCTTCTTCGAGAAAATTTCAGGAACGAAAAATTCATTCGTTTGACCCGAGGTACCCGCATTAAAGTTATTATTACTAGCTCCACCAGCGTTTTGAAATACAGCCATAGTATTTCTCCTTTTCTAGTTGAGTTGTTGTTAAAAGTGCAACTACTATCTATAAGTTATTTAATAAGTCGGATTTCCAGAACCGCCATAATTTCTTCTAGGACTATCATTTACGACTCGTCCTTCAGCCATTGCTTCGGTTATAGATTTTTCGTTCTTATCAAATTCGCTTTGAGACATAGCTGCGATTTGTGAACGAGTCCAAATCTTTTTAGAACCATATCCAACTTCTTTACTGTTCTTAATCTGAATCATTTCTGATGCAGGAACTAAGTCGCCTGATATGTCTTTTGATTTTGACTTGCCGACATCCTGTTTGAAAAGGTCAATTGCACGAGAGGCTAACGTCGCATTTGTAGCATTGCTGTATATCCAACCTTTAATTTCTTCTGGTTGACTATCTGCCCATTGATGAAACTCATCCGATTCTCTAATTGTATTAAAGTCTGGATGAAGTCTAGCCAATGTAGATTCAGCTTCTTTTTTAGAAATTTCAGTATTTTTATTCCGAAGAGATTTTATTTCTTCTTTTAAATCTTCCATTTCTTTAGTAGCTTGAGTATGAGCAACTGATTCAACTACATCGTAAACATCTGGATAATTCTTTTTAAACTCTTGAAGTTCTTCTTTACTTTTAGGAGCTTGATACTTAGGTCGATTAGCTCTTAATTGTGCATGAAGTTCTTCTTCTTTTTGTTTAAACGTATTTACCTTATCGTCGTAATGTCGTTTTAAATCGTCATACCTTTTTTTATAGTCTACCTTTTTATAAGGTTGTGCTTCTACTTTAGCTTCTTCTTTTTCTTCTTCCTCATCTTGTACTCGACCTGTGTCAACTACAGTCTTTGGAGAATCTTTTTTATAAGCTATTGTATTAGCATCAGCAAAGGGTTGTTTCGACGCTTCGTCCATAGCATCATAATCAAGATAATTCTTTTTTTGATTATATGGGTTAGCTTCTTGTTGTTCTTCACTTTCCTGAGAAGTAGCTCTTTTTTCGAAAAGAGGGGTCTCATTACTATCAGTCATTTGTTATCACCTTTCTTTGTTATTGTTGGGGTCTTACATCATTGTAAGAGTAGCCGAAAAATAGAGTGCCTTGGTGACGCTCAGGGTAGCTCTATTTGTAAAGCCTACTTATAAGGGTTATTTAATAAACCGCCATAAGCAGCACTCATGATGTCCTCTCTAGAACCTGTTTCCATTTGTTGTTCTTCTTGGACATTCATATCTTTATCATAATCGTCTTCTGCTTTTTTCATCATCTTACGAAGTTTGTCTACACCTATTTGCTTAACTGCTTTAGCTGTAATAACAAACTCACCATCTGATAACATTGCAGGGACTGAGTCTGATGTACCTGTTCCTGGTCCTTCGACTTCGCCTTCACCAGTAAATTCTTCTGTACCACCAACCATATTAGGTTGTGTAGCTACTAACATTTTAGGAATAATATTCATAAGTTCTGGAAAAGATTCTATTGCATCTTCTAATACTTCTTCATCTTCTGCTGTTAACATAGAAGTATCTACATTAACTTCCATATCATCCATTATATCTTTATTTTCTATTTCCATATCTGGCATTTCTTCAGATACCATTTCTTCCATATTATCTTCTTGTTCTTCCGCTTCATCTTGTGCTAATAAATCTACTGGCATACCAGCATCTTGTGCACCTTGTAGTTCTGGAATAACAATACCACCATCTTCATAAGCACGATAACCTGGGTCATCAGCAATTTCTTTTTCTGCAAACGCACCAGTTAATCCACCAGCAGCATATCTTGCTCTTGATGAATCAAATAGTCTTTGCGGTTGTCCAGGACTTTGTACTTCCATAGGAGTTGCTGCAGAATATAAACCCATAGTAGGAGCTTTTTCTTCTCCAACTACATTATCAACAAGTTTATCTTGAGAGCCTGATTGTTGTGCTCCTGGTACTCTGTATAGTGCTGCGTATCCTGGTGTTGCCATTTATTATTTCTTTCCTATAAAACCTTTTTTATGTAAATTATATGTAGTAAGTTGGTCTGCAAAAACAGAAAAAGAACCTAATTTATTTTGTTTTATATCAGGTCCAACATTGCCTCCTGCAAAAAATTTTTTTCTTTTATTTTTTAGTTTTTTTACCATCTGAATATAAATTGTTAAAAGTTGTAAAAGGGTCTAAGTAACTTTCATGTTGTTCTGCAGAATGTATCCATTGAGAGGGTGCAAAGTCAGGTGCTCCTTCTCCTGTTCTCCATAATGCAGGACTTGTAGCTCTTACTCTATTATTAGGTAAAGCAACAAAGTTACCAGTCCATTCTCCTGCGTCTTGTAAACATAACACATGTGATTGTTTATGCTGTGCAGGGTCATCAGCAATATCACTATCAGTGTAGTCAACAGTAAATAAATATTTACCTTTATAAAAGTTATTATCTATTTTACATAACCAAGGTGATGAACTAACTCTATCAAGAACAACTACACTGTGTGTTCTTGATTCACAGTCCCAAGGTTGACATAAGTGGTCTTCCATTGGTTCTGGCCATTCATCATACGGTATGTCTGCAACTAATGCTTGTATAGGCATTCTTGCCCACATAGCACCACCGTGTATGTTTTCATCTGGTCCATCTTCAGAATCTATTTCACATCCTGTGAATACAACTTGAAAACTTAAAGACCTGTCGGGTATAGTATTTACTGCAAAAGCTAGTGCGTGTATATATTCGCCGTGATAGTTATTATGATTAGCAGTAAATTCTTTTCGTACCCAACATTTAAAATGGGGTACGTTACTTATAAGATATGACACTACCTACCTTTGCTAACTTTCCCGCCCTTTGAATACATTTTTGTTCCTTTGACTTTTCCGCCTTTAGCCATCATTTTAGTTTTTTTAACTTTACCACCTTTGGCCATCATCTTGGTTTTTTTAACTTTACCACCTTTAGCCATCATTTTAGTTTTTTTGACTTTACCGCCACCAGCCATCATCTTAGTTTTCTTTTTGACTTTGCCGCCGCCAGCCATCATTTTAGTTTTTTTCTTCATGATTACTCCTTGTTGTTAATTATTCTTGAGGTTGTCCTGGAGGTGTATTAACTGTTCCAGTAAACTCCATTTCCCCTGGCTGCGAAACACTGCCTGTTCCGATTGTGCCATTGCCAGTTCCTTGACTGTCAGTTCCTGCAACTTCTGGAGGTACTCCTTGAGCACCAGCCATTGCGGACTCGACACCAGGACCTGGAGGTTGTTCTTGTCCTTGTTGCTGAGCATTTTGTAATCCTATAATTTTAGCATATATCTCAGCAGCTGCTGGGTCGTTTATGACTTCATCAGGGTCTAGGTCTAAGCTATATGCAAGTTCTTTTATTATTTCAGAAATCTTAACGAATGGTGCAATCGCTGGATTCTGAACAGTTTGTAAGAACATTGTTAGCCTTTGAGACCTAACTTCTTTTTGCATCAGACTAGCTGTGCCTGTAGCTCTAATCTCTAAATCACCTACAATGTTTAAGTCGCCTTCGTAAAATTGCATATTCCATTGAAAAAAACTTTCACCAAGTGGTCTTAGTAAATAGTCATCAATGTTTTTAATAACAGTTTTTACGTTCAAGTTCGCTGCACTTAATAACATAGACATACCAGATGCAGTTCTTGTCATACTTTGCACACCAGTTTGTCCGTGAGAGTACGACGGAATACCTGTTGATTCATCAGCAAGTTGTCTAAACTTATCAAACATCATCATGTTTTCATTAGCTGTGCTAGGAAACTTAAGTCCATGTACAGCTTGTCCAGGCATACCTGCTTGTCTTCTAAATATTTTTCCAGGATACACATCCATTGACTGACCAGCTACAAGTGCTGATTCATCTATGTCAAAAACAAGTGAACCTGATAAAGCAAGGTTGTCTATTGCCATCCTTGCATGTCCATTCATAATAGCTTGAGCATCTGACATATTTTCTGGAACACCTATTCCAAAAAAACTGTAAGGGTTTCTTTCGTATGGAAACGAATGATAAGGTAATCTGTAAGGTTGGAATGGATTAAGAACCATTCTTAATACTCTACCTTCTGTTACCCAAGCATTAATTTGTAATTCATTTTCTTCTGTAAACTCTTCTGGAACTTTTAATCCAGATTCTTCAAGAGTTGTTTTATCTACGATACCCCAATATTCTAAAACTTCAAATCTAGAATTACTTTCATTTGATTCATAAGTTTCATCACCTAAATCTAAATTAGACTCGAAACTTTTATCTTGATAGTTAGGGCCATCTTCTAAAGTAGCAATTACTGCTTCTTTATCAAAGAATGGTCTGTTCAGCAAATTCCTTAATTGATTTCTATTAAATTTATGTCGCTGAATTGTGAACTCACATTCTTTAATATCTGTTGCGTTAGGGTCAGGATAAAAATCCCAAAGACTAACATGTTCTAGTTTAGGAACTTTTACTTGTTTTGGATTGTATTGTCTAAAACCTTCTTCATTCTTATCGTATACATGTAGTGTTTTATGAAAGGTAAATGGACCTTTTACAATTCCAGTTCCTAATAATACTGATTCAAATATTGCATTTCTTAATTCACTAGAACCATTTGATTCTTCTATCTCATCGTGAATAAGTCTTTCCATTCTACGAGC